TGAAAATTATGGACGCGCCGGATAATAGAATCAGCGCGCAACCTATTCAAAATCAAACTGAAACGCAATCTGACGATTTGCCATTTTAATTATGAGAAAAATTGTTGATAGCTACACAACAAGACACGGAGAATTGAAGGCAATTTATTCCGTAGCAACGGCAAATTTAAAGCATCGTGACATTGAGATCGGCGCTTTATATGAACTTGAATATCGCTTGGGAAATCAGGTGCTATTTTTGAAATCAGAATTGGATCACGTTACAGATGGGAATCGTACATTATTTTTCAAGCATCCGGATCCTGAACGCCGGTTGATCGGAATCCCAATTATGTCAATTATCAGATACGTGAAAAAATGAGCATAGAAACAAAAATTGATTTGGTATTTTATTGGGCTGTTGCGCAAATGTTTTTTACTATTTTAGGCGCATTAATCAATATGTATAATGAGAACAAAAACAAATGAACTAGGATACACGTTCAATCAAGTTTGGGCGCATATCGCAAAAGAATTACAACGTAATTACATCAAATTGAATAAGATTCAACCTAAACAACAAAATTATGGTAACCTTTCAGCAGTATCATCAAAGCAATCCGCATCTATATGAGTTGTACAAAATGATTGCTATTAAGCTAATCAGACAAGGACGCAGGAAGCTAGGATCAAAGTATATTTTTGAGCATATGCGGTACGATTTTACATTCAGAAGTGAAAACGATCCGTTTAAAATTAATAACAATTTTGCACCTATGTATGCGCGCAAATTCATCTTAGAAAATCCGCAGTACGGTCACTTGTTTAATTTTAAGCCGCTCAAAGGCACTATCGTTTTATAGATTTTTTTTCTATATTTACGATGTAATCAGCGAAAAGGGTAGGAGTTTTTCGGTGATTAATTGGGTTTAAGAACCACAAAGCCTGTTTGCACTCCTACGCATTCAGGCTTTTTTTTTGACCAAATGAAGAAATTAGTAATAAAAAACAGGTATGCTACAATACCAAACGATCTAGTGAACAGTCATCGGATCTCTTTAAAAGCAAAAGGATTGTTTGCTTATATTCAATCAAAGCCGGATGGATGGGATTTTAGCGCTGAGCGGATCGCAAGCCAATTAAAGGAGGGAATGCCAACCGTATCGTCTGCCCTGAAAGAATTGGAAAGTCACGGATATTTAACGCGCGAACGTTACCAAAATGAGAACGGATATTGGATGATTCAATACATCCTGCACGATAATTCAAGCCTACATATACAAATTCCTGTCGCGGAAAACCTAATATCAGGAAATCCTATACAGGAAAATCCTAATACAGGAAAACCATCGAATAATATAAAGAAAGAAAGCAGTAAAAAAGAATCAATAAAAGAAAGTACAGTAAAAAGTAGGCGTGAAGAAATTTTCGATTTATGGTTTAAATACAAGGCTGAGAAAAAACAACGATATACAGAAACCGGCAGAGCCGCATTATTAAAAAAATGGGAATGGGTTACTGACGATCAGTTGGAACAATACGTCAATCACTCGATGGCAAACAATTACTCAGGGATCTTTGAAAAATCAGTAAACAATAACAACAATGGAAATTCAACAGGCGAAAAACTTGGTACAAGTGCAGCAAGAAACGCAGCCCTCAGAAATTGGTAAAGGAACGGCGAATTTGATAATCAAGGCGCAAAGCGCTGAAAATATCCGAAATCGATCCGAAAACGAATTGAAGCAGGTGCTACGTTTGGCGATGCTTATGGTTGGCCTACGCGGATCAAATCTGCCTACGGATGAGGAAAAATTTGTATTGCTTGCCTTTATCAAATCAAACTACGGAAACCAAACGCCTGAGGAAATTGCGATTGCCTTTGAAATGGCCGTTGCCGGGAAACTGAATACTGATTGTAAATGCTATGAGAATTTTTCTTGCGAATACTTTGGACGCATAATGAATGCCTACATTGAATACGCAAGGCAGGAAACTAAAAACGTAAAACGGCCTGAAATTGAGATCCCTAAACCTGTACCAACGAATGACGAATTGAAATCATTGGCGATCGCGAACGTAAATTCATACATAAAGCGTATAAAATTAGGAGAGAAAACAGGAGAAAAATTTGAATGGACGGCCGGTGGACTTTCTTTTTTGTACGATTATTTAGTTCAATTTGAAATTTGGGAATGCCCGGTGGAACAAAAGCGTGAGATCGCGGCTAAATTAAAGCCGAAATTTACAGACGTTACATTACTGACGGCTGCCTGTAAAGCGGAGGCGTACAAATTATTCTGCTATCAATTAGCGGAAATGGATATGATTTTGGACGAAAATGGACAGATTATTTAATTTTTAAACCAACTACAACCTACATATGAAAAAGAATTTGATTTTAAGCGCGTTAATTATAGTGATTGGATCAATCGTATGCGTAACGTACAATCAGCTCAGAAAGTCAAGGAATGCCCGCAAAAAACAAAAGGTAACGGCCGGAACAGAAGTGAGTTTAGCGTATATGATGGATACCTTTGAACCGATTGAAGATTTTGAGATGATTTATTTTGACGATCAACGCGGATTGGTACAAATTAAAATAAAAAGATAATGGGTGGAACATTATACACAGATACAAAAGGCAATCCGGTTTTGTATGTTCAGGATCAGGAAAAATTCAATATGAAAGAATGGGATCAATGGATAGAACAATTGCATAGATCATTGAATAGAGATAAAAATATATTTAGAAAAACAATTTTAAAAATCAAACCTAATGGCAAACGCAAAATTTGAATTAAAAGTAGCGATGGTAATTGATACCAATATTGAATCAATTGTCAATCAATTAGAAGAAATTAAAGCCGATATTTTGTCAGGGGAAGCCCAAAAGGAAATGTTGGAAACAGATGGAATTGTTCGTGTTAGTATTACTTTAAACGAAATTAAACAATAATGGCATTTAAACAAACAGCGTTAGAACGGCTTGAAAATCAAATTAAATTTGCAAATAAGGAATTGTATGCAGAATTGTATCACGAAATACGCGAAGCAAAAGAAATGGAGAAACATCAAATGATACAATTTGCAATGGAATTACACAAACGCGATTTGAGCAAAACAGGCACTGATATTTTATTGGATGAAGCACATCAATTATATTTTGAAACATTCGTACTATGAGAAATGAACACGAACACAGATTGCAGACGGTATTGGCCAAATATCTTGATTTGAACAATTACACGTTTTTTGCGATCCCTAATGGCGGTTGGAGAAACAAGGCCGTTGCTGCTAAACTCAAAGCTGAGGGCGTTAAAGCAGGAGTGGCTGACCTATTGATCCTTTTGCCAAATTCTACCTTTCACGGCCTATTTGTCGAAGTGAAGATCAAAGGCAATTCACAGCAGCCTAATCAGAAAGTATTTGAGCAAAAAGCTAGGGATTGTGGCTATGAATATATAATTGTCCGATCGCTTGACGAATTGATTGAAAAGCTAAAATACTATGAGGCGCAAAGATTTATTGAGCAGGACAAAATATCAAACGCCTACCGTTCAGGCTACATTGACGGAAAACTTGAAACTCAAATGACAATACGATGAGCATTAACAGACAAAAAGCTATTGATTGGGCAAATGAAAAAATTGCCGATCCTAATTTCAGTGAAGATCCCATACGCGTCAATGCTTGGGAATTAATTCACAATCCTAAATTATTCCTTGAAACCTGCGTTGCCCGGCTGACTCACGGATCCGAAATGGAAAAACGCGCCGTTTATAATCGAGTGCGAAACCTTAAAATGTATTACAATGAAATTTCACGATGAGGATATATTTGTTCACGGTGACATAAAATGCACTGAGGGCATAACGCGTGAAGAAGCGATTGAAATAATTGAGGACATACAGGAAATTATGATATTTCACAAAATCATTAAAATTGACTTGTGTATTGATCCTTACAAATTCCCAAAAGATTTACTTGATTTTCAAAATCTATAAAAATACAAGGCAATAAATGCCCGGTATTAACAAAAAAACAAACCGATGAAAGCTACAAAAGACAAAATACGTTTATTAACATTTTTCGCATTATGCCAAAATATGCTAGATTTTATTGACGGATCTTGGCAAGGCCATCCGGCTAACAGGCAGGCCGTTAAAATGGCTACAAAACAAATGATCCGGGAATTGGAAAAAACAATGTCCGTATTATTTCCTAGCAATCGCAATGAGGATCCTGAATTACCTGATGCGCTTGACACGTTTCAAAACGCCTGTACGGCAATGGAATCCTTTTTTATGCTAGGAATGGAAATGGATCAGATGGATCCTACACGCAAGGACAGCCTCAATACTCAGATCAATATATTGCTAAAATCTTACGGAATTGATTGTTGGGAGAAACCAATGTCAAACCTATGGAAAAATTAAATAAATTTACAATGCAGTTGGGTGATGAATAACTGCCGGATCAAAAGCACATTTTTCCCTAAACAACAAAAAAATGAACTACGTAGAACCTCACGAAAAGGTTGATTTAGTCAATCAGCCTCCGCACTACAAATCAGCAGGCGGTATTGAATCCATTGAAGTTATTGAATCATTTGAATTAGGCTTCAATCTTGGAAACGCAATCAAATACATATTGAGATGTAACAAGAAAGGCAATAAAAAGCAGGATCTTGAAAAGGCTCAGTGGTATATCAATCGCGAATTGAATCAATTTAAAGGATAATGGACAATAATCATTTAATTACAATGGCTTGGTGGCTAGGTGGAATAGAATGCGCGTTCATTTTGACAATGATCAAATTGATATTTGACGAAAAAAACAAATTAAAATAGTCAGGTGGCGGAATATATGCCTATTATTGGTTGCAAGCAATAAAAAAGCATTGGTATACGCAGTCGTAGAAGCGGTGAGATGAATGCTATATAGGCTCACAACGATTAGCAAATTACAGGTTCGAATCCTGTCCTGACTACGGGGATGGTTAGCACTACACAACATCATAGCACTATGAAGTGAAATTTTTGATTATCGTATTTAACTAACAAAGTAGTTTGTTTATCAAAATCAGCTAAAAATTAAGGACAAATGATAGAACACGTAAACATCAAGTTGGTTATTCCTCATCCAAATAACCCTAGATTGATCAAGGATGACAAATTTAAAAGACTTGTAAAGTCAATCAAAGACTTTCCTGAGATGCTTGAATTGCGTCCTATTATCGTGGACGAATTTATGATTGTCTTGGGCGGAAATATGCGCCTGAGAGCGTGTCAAGAAGCCGGCCTGAAAAAAGTGCCGATCATCAAAGCGTCTAATTTGACGCCTGAGCAGCAGAAAGAATTTATCATCAAGGACAATGTAGGGTTTGGAGAATGGGATTGGGATGCTTTGGCAAATGAATGGGATGCAGAATTATTAGCAGATTGGGGGCTTGACGTATGGCAAAACAACGATGAGCCTGATTATTCAATTCTTGATTCTGAGGATCTAACAGATCAGCTAGGCGATATGGCCGGCGGCGTACGCAAGGCGATCCAAATTGAGTTTGAGCCTGAGCATTATGAGGAGGCGCAAGAATTGGTTAAATTTTGGAGAGGCCGCGAATTGTACATTGGTGGATTCTTAATGGAGAAATTGAAAGAAGAGAAATTGAAATAATGTGTTCAATCATTGGTTTTTCGGGTGTTTACGATCGCGATCTATTGACGAAAGTCTTTGAGAACAGCAAAATTAGGGGGATCCATAGCTTTGGATTCTCCTATTATGACGCAGGAAAGCTAGTGACAAACAAATTTCTTGATTATGATCAGTTCGTTTCAGCATTACACCAAAAAGCGCCTAACAAATTTATTGCCCATTTTAGGTACAGCACCTCAGGCGATTATAAGGAAATTGACAACAATCAACCGTTATCAGACGGCAAAACATCGATTGCTTTCAACGGCGTTATATCGCAGAAAACAAAGGCCGAAATGGAACAGGAATACAATATGTCGCTTCAAGGAGATAATGACGGCTATTTATTGCTACACAAAATGGACGATCCTGCGTTTTTATCTAGCAAATCAATCACGTTTGCAATGGTTGGTTTATCAGGCGGTAAATTGGTAGCAATGAAAAACTCAAAGAGGCCATTGTATATTGCTGATAAGGACGGAACGCAATTAATAGCAAGCACGAATGATATTATGAAGCGCTCAGGGATTGATTTTGCGGTTGAATTGTCAAATCTTAAAAAGATAGCATTTTAATGTCACACATCGATTATGCTACATATCACCGGATGAGCCTTGAAGCAAAAGATATTGATCCGTCAATAACTTGCTTAAAATACCTTTCGGACAGGTTTGAACTCAATATTGAGCAACGGTATTGGATCGCGTTTTTGTACGGAACTTGCTATTGCGCGCCAACAGTGTTTTACATCTACAACGAATTTCCGGATTTTGAATGCGTTGACGTGAATAGGCTTACTAATTGGTGGAATGCTAAAAAGGATAATTGTATTTTTCAAACCGATCGCCAAAGGATCAAATCTAACAATCAATTTGTTGATTGCTTCAAGTCTTATAAGGCGCTTGTCAAGAATAGTCAGCAAAACTATTTTCGGTCAAAGAATTGGCAGGAAATGTACAAGAAAATGGAGGCTATCAAGTATTTCGGCCGATTCAGCCTATTTAACTACCTTGACGTGTTAAATAACATTACAGACATTAATCATAAACCAACCTACCTGAATATGCTTGAAGCGGAATCTTGCCGGAACGGGTTGGCATACGCCATTGATCGAATCGATCTAGTGGACAAGAAAATTACAAAGAATGACGCCATTTTGTTACACAATTCATTTATTGATTTTTTACGGAAATATGACGGCAACGTATTTCAGATTGAAACTACACTTTGTGCTTATAAAAAATATCGCAGAGGCAGCCGGTATGTTGGATACTACATTGACAGGATGTACGGCGAAATTAAGAAAATGGAAGCGGCAGTAACAAACGGCGTTTATTGGAACGTTTTGTGGCAATTTCGTGAAGAAACTTTTGAAAGGAAATATCTGTATGAGTGTAAAAAATAAAGCGTTTTTTCTTGTAGGGAATTACGGATGCGGAAAATCATCAATAATTAAGGAAACCGTAACGCGGCAAGAAAGTATATTTTTGGAAATTAGGCCGAACGTTTGGGTTGTAGGCGCGCAAATCAATGGCGCTGACAGTCTATCTCAATTCGCAAAAGAAAACGTCCTAAAAACAATAATTGAGAACAAGGACAAAAATGTTATCATTGCCGGGAACTACTATTGCCAAATCAAGGATATTGAAATTTTAAATAAGCATTTCAGTGTTGTTTTGGTGTATTTAAAAACAACGTTCGAAAATAACGCAAAACGCATCGCTGAGCGCGGTAAACTGATAAACGTGGACACGTTCAATAATAAATTGAAAAACCACATTTCAATGATAAGTAAAACAAACGGGTTGCGTAAATTGTACATAATTGATAATAATCAGCCTTTAAAGCAAACTAAACACGAATTTTTTAACATAATAGAAAATGAGATCAATTGAATTAGTTAAAATAGAGCATAATGTTAAAATTGGCGATGTTTGCGGCGATATTGAGCCAAATATCACTGAGGACACAATTTTTTTGGTAAATGGGGAGCCTATTGGGTTCTACATTAAAAACATTGCAGATTATTCTGAGAGAGCCGCGCAATTAGTCGCGATCGCAAACACGGAATTTAGAAGCAAGAATGTACCAAAATCTGTAATGGGTAGAACAAGTGGAATTTTAGGCCATACAGGAGCCGTTCAGCAATACAGTACAATTATTGGAAGCGTTCCACCTAGACCACATATGAAGCGTCCGTATCCGTCAATTTCATCCGTTCATCAGGTTAAAACGGCTCAAACGTTTATTAAGGCAATGTTAATGCTTTGTCACGAAAGTGAGCAGATCATAAAGAAACTTACACCGAACATATACGAAAAACAAACTGAAATTATTAGTACAAACGTTGATAAAAAATGGCGATTTGGAAATATGTTTACATCGTCAATTTCAAATTTTAACATATCTGCGGCGTTCCACCGGGATGCAGGAAATTTTGAGGGATGTGTAAATGTTATCATTGCAAAAAAAGAAAACGCAAGCGGAGGCAATACAACCGTGCCTGACTACGGCGCAACGATGGATTCTTGCGACAATTCAATGTTGGTTTATCCTGCTTGGAGAAATGTGCACGGAGTTACGCCAATTATTCCGAAATTTGAAGGCGGATACAGAAACAGTCTTGTGTTCTATCCGTTGAAAGCATTTAAAGGACTATAATATGGCAACCATAGCGCGCGTGACTAAAATGAACAAAAAGAAGATGCTTGAAGCATTGGAAAAATCGTTGGGGATCGTAACGACAGCCGCAAAGGCCGCCGGGATCGATCGCACTGTTCATTACGATTGGTTGCGCAATGATCCTGAGTACAAGACGGCCGTTGAATCATTATCAGATATGACGCTTGACTTTGCTGAATCTCAGTTACACAAGCAAATCAAAGAGGGAAACACGACAGCAACAATTTTCTATTTAAAGACCAAAGGCAAAAAACGCGGATACGTTGAGCGCACAGAGGTTGTACACGAAACCGGCATTGAATCTGCCATAATAGAATGGACACCGGCAACAATCGAAAACGAATAGCGCAGCAATGCAACGTTCAATTTTTTCAGACGCTAAACAGCAACAAACGTATAAAAGTTCATCAGGGCGGTACACGTTCGGGTAAAACTTATGCCCTTTGTCAATACCTGATCTACAAATTAACGTCATCAAAAAAGCCGCTTGTTATTTCGATCGTCCGGAAAACATTGCCGGCCTTGAAAGGATCCGTACAACGCGATTTTCTTGAAATCCTAGACAATTTAGGGATCCTGTTTATAGGGCAGCATAACAAATCAGAAAACACGTACACGTTCGGCAATCACGTTGTAGAATTTCTTTCAGTCGATGAGCCGCAGAAAATTAGAGGCCGGAAACGAAATATATGCTACTGTAATGAGGTCAACGAACTTGATTATGAAGATTTCAGGCAATTATTAATGCGTACAACGGATGAGATGATTTGCGATTTTAATCCGTCTGATCCTGTCCATTGGATCTACGATGACGTGATCACGCGTGACGATTGTGACAGTTGGATCTCAACCTACAAAGACAATAAATTTTTACCTGCGGAGTTGGTAAACGAAATTGAGCGATTGCGTGAAAAAGATCCGGACTATTGGCGCGTGTACGGTGAGGGGAAACGTGCGGTGTTTAGTGACAGGCAGATATTCCCTAATTGGAAATTTATACCAAAGGCGGAATTTCCTGAATTTGATGACGTATTTTACGGCCTTGACTTTGGATTTAGTCACGATCCAACGGCGATTGTTCAGTTGGCAAAGGTTGGCGATAAATTGTTTATTCACGAAATTCTGTACAAGAAAGGAATGACCAACCGTGACATCGCAGACTTTTTGAAAGAAAAGAAAATCAACGAGCATATTATTTATTGCGAATCAGCTGAGCCAAAATCGATTGAGGAGTTGAGACAGATGGATATATTGGCCATTCCTGCGATCAAAGGAGAGGGATCAATCAAGGCCGGAATTAGTTTGCTAAAAGAACACGAAGTGATTTGTTCGGCCGAATCGTCAAATTTGTTCAGTGAATTTCAGTTTTATTTTTGGGAGCAATTAAAGGACGGCACGATTGTAAACAAGCCGATCGACAAGCACAACCACCTTATGGATGCTATCCGGTACGGTGTTTATACCAAATACAAAAATCGATCTGATTTTTTTGTAGTTTAAATGTGTATTTTTGAGAAAAAAAAGCGACACAAATGGCATCAATACTTGATACATTGCGGCAATCGATTGCCAAAGCATTGACAAGCGGAACCAATCCGGCATACAATAATCTGATCTACACTTGGCTAGGTACAAACATCATAATGAATGAGGACAACGAAGAAACCTACATTCGTGACGGATACCAAAGAAACGCCACCGTATATTCAATCATTAATCTAATTGTAAAAGCGGCAACAACGATTCCAATGACCGTTTATCGTGTAAAAAGCGAGGGAACGGCAAAGCAATACAAGGCGATGACGTCCGGAATAATGGACGGGAATGCGATGTACAAAGCAAATATCCTACGCAAAAGAGCGTTTGAAGAAGTGAAAGACACGGATCTTGAAGCGTTATTAAAGCGCCCAAATCCTGAGCAATCATTTTCTGCTTGGTTAGGAGAAATTGTTGCTTTCGGTAAATTAACCGGCAACCGTTACATTTATGGAATCGCGCCTGATACAGGAGCAAACGCAGGTAAATTTCAAGAGTTGTACAACCTACCATCTCAGTTGGTTGAGATCGTTTCAGGAGGCGTAATGCAGCCCGTGGCAGGATATAAAATTCAATACAATTCAATGATTGAAGTGGCGCCTGAGTTAATTTGCCATATCAAAGATTTTAATCCGGACTACGACAGCAGCGGTTCAAACCTATACGGGCAATCGCCATTGCGCGCCGGCCTGCGTGTTTTATCGTCCAACAACGAAGCCGTAACAACCGGATTAAAGTATTTACAAAATCAAACGTCACGCGGAATGCTTATTTCAAAGGACGGAAACTTGACTGAGGTACAAGCGCAAGCGTTAAAAGATAAATTTCGCAGAAATTATCAGGGAGCAGGAAATGCAGGCGATATCATCATCACTCCAAAGGATCTTTCGTGGGTCAATTTTGGTTTGAGCGCATCCGATCTTTCGTTGATTGAGCAATACAACGGAACTGTAAAGGATCTTTGTAACATTTACAATATCCCGGTTCAGTTGCTTAATAACACAGATTCGTCCACTTACAATAATATGAAAGAGGCGAAAAAGGCGCTTTATCAAAATGCGGTAATTCCTGAATTGATTAAGATCCGTGACGAATTAAACAGATGGCTGACGCCTAAATTTGGAAGCGATCTATACATTGATTTTGATTTTACGGCGATCAGCGAAATGCAAGAAGAGGTTGACAAATTAGTCACTCAGCTAGCAAACGCTTGGTGGATCACTCCTAATGAGAAGCGCGACGCAATGAACTACGCAATGGACGTTGAAAATATGTTTATGGATGACTATTTCATCCCGGCTAATTTAATGCCTCAAAATCAAACGCTTCAATCTTTGGAGAATCCAAAGCCGCTAAACGTTCAATAATATGCCGTTGCCTAAACCGAATCAGGATGAGAGCCGCAATGATTTTATGGGTCGTTGTGTTATTGATACTAACATTGTCAATGATTTTGATTCCGTTGATCAACGCGTTGCAGTTTGTAACAGTTTGTTTGAGGAGGCGAAAGAAGTCAAAGCGCAGGATAATTGGGCTGACGAATTTGAGAACGAATTAACAAAGGCAGAGCGTATTTCAGTGCGCGATTTTACGGCGTTTTATCAGGCCGAATACAACAAGGCAATCGATCTATTTTTAAAGATTCAATCAATGACTAGCGCAACAGCGCAGCAGTTTTTTCAGGATTCAAAATATATGGATCTGTATGTTGGTATGTATTCAAAGATCGGTTTACAATTCGCAAATTGGTACACGAAAAACGTTGATAAATACCTACCCAAAGCAGATCCTGCAAATATGCAATCAATTTGGCTTAATTCGTTTGCGTTTATGGGCGCTCAGGTAGGCGGTCAAAGAATTACAATGGTATCAAGTACAGCGCAGGCTACCTTGACAAATACAATACGTCAGTTTATGGCGGATCCGGTTTTTATGACGGCCGGAGAAAAGGTACAATCCAAAATGCTGCGTCAAAAATTCGATTATCTTGCAGACTATCAAGCAAAGCGAATCGTGCGCACTGAGGCAACGAATGCTGCCAATTACGCAACGGAACAGGCCGCGCTCAATCTGTTTCCCGGACAGGATATGACCAAAACTTGGAAGTCAGGATATGACGCAAGAGTTCGTGACGCTCATCGTGCGGCAAATAATCAAGTTGTAGCATTTAACGGTAAATTCTCAGTTGGCGGCGAATCTTTACAAAGGCCGGGCGATCCTAACGGATCAGCAAGCAATGTAATTAATTGCCGTTGCTCAATGATCGTATTGCCGAAAGCAGGCGCAAATACGATTGGCGCTCAAATTACAGGTATTGGTTTTGGTTTAGCGCAAGCAGCCGTGATTGACGCAATTAACAGCGCAGAGATAATTGAAGGCGGCATAGCAGGTATTGTAGCGGCAGAAAATTCAAACGGTTAAAATTAATTTTCATATTCTGTTTTCTAATTAGCTATTTGACTAATTTTGAGCAAAAGATACGTTATGATTTATAAGCAAACATCCATTGGTATTGATGATATTGACGAGGCAAACGGGATTGTGTCCGGTTACGGCTCAATTTTCGGCAATATAGATTCAGACAACGACATTATATTACAAGGCGCATACGCCAAAACTTTAATGGAAAACGGTTCACGCGTTCGGTATTGCAACCAACACAGAATAGATCAGCCATTGGGCAAATTCACAGAATTACGTGAGGATGGCACCGGATTATATTTTGTGGCTGAGGTTCCAAAAACAAGAATGGGCGAAGATGTTTTGTTATTAATGAAAAATGGCGTGATAACTGAAAATTCAGTTGGAATTATGCCGATCGTTAAGAATTACAGACAAGACGGTGTACGCGAATTAAAGGAATGTAAATTATATGAAATTTCTTGCGTTACATTGGCCGCAAACCCAATGGCCTTAATAACAGACGCAAAAGGACAAATCAATCAGGAATTGTTAGCAAAACGTTTTGACGTGCTAGCAAAAATGATTAAAAAAGAAAACGTATCTGATGAACTTGGATACGCTATTGAAGCAGAATTGATGAAATTGAAATCATTGTTTATTGATGTTACCACTCAGCCGGCAGAAATTGTCACTGAGCCGGAAGTTAAACAGGTGGATATTTCGGAAATTTTTAAATACTTAAACAATCAAATTACATCCAAATAAGATGACAGAAGAAATCAAAAAGCAATTAGATGAATTAAATTCAGCTATTGACGGTCGTATCGCAAAAGCGGAAGGCCAAGCAGTTGCATCAGCAACAGGTAAAGCAGACGAGTTGTTAAAGTCTGAAATCAAGAATTTAGAGGCTAAATTCACTGAAATTCACGGCCGTATCGACGCAGCTGAGGTTGCTGCTAAGAAAACAGCATCAGGAGCAAACGCTCAATCATTCAAACAATCTTTGGTTGATGGTATCACAAAAGGCGGTTTAGAGGGATTAATCAACGGATCTAGCCGTTCAGCTAAATTTGAAATCAAAGCAGGCGATATGACTGTTGCTGCTAATTTCACAGGCGAAGTTATCCCGGCTCAATACGTTCCGGGTATCAAGTACGATCCAACAAACCCTGTACACGTTCGTCAATTATTGGCGCAAGGTTCTACAAACGCAGAGGTTGTACGTTACGTACGTGAATCAGCATATGACAACGGTGCTTCTACAAAGGCGCAAGGTTCTACATTAGCTGAATCAGATTTTGATTTAACAGCATACGATGCTAACGTTCAAAAGATCGGTACATATTTCCGTATCTCTGAGGAAATGTTAGCAGATACTCCTCAGTTGACATCTTACTTAGCAGCTCGCGCTCCTGAGAAGTTATTAACAGTTGAAGATGCTCAATTACTTTACGGAAACGGTACAGCACCGAACATTTCAGGTATCGTAACATCAGGATCAACTGCTTTCGCAGCAGGCGGATTTGCTGATACAATTACAGCAGCCAACCAATTTGACGTTTTAACGGTAGCAATCAACCAATTAGCATTGGTTAATTACCGTCCTGACTACATTATGGTTAATCCAACAGATTTCCACAAAATCTTGTTATTGAAAGCTACTACAAACGAATACTTGAAAGATCAAGTATATATGGGCTTACAACCACAATTCTTAGGAGTTCCGGTTGTAGTTAATACAGCGATCACAGCAGGAACATACCTTGTTGGAAACTTTGGCTTAGCAACGCAAATGTGGGTACGCGAAAACTTATCACTTGAATTCTTCCGTGAGGATGGAACAAACGTACGTGATGGTTTTGTTACTGTACGTTTACAAGAGCGTATTGCATTGACTAACTACGCACCTTTGGCAATCGTTAAGGGTACATTTGCAACGGACATCGCTGCAATCGGGGTTTAGTTTTAATACAATTCCAAATTAAGAGAGGCCACCTAATTATTGGGTGGCT